ACGGTGGAAAATATCATTATCGGAGAAAATCATGAGATTACCTTCAAGCTAATTAATAATCTGGAACTGACAGAGCATTATGGGAAGTGAGGTGAGGTAGTAGATGCAAAGACATATGCCACATGGCTATAAGATAGAAGATGGAAAAGTAATATTTGATGATGAAAAGGCAGCAGTAATAAAAAAGATATTTGAGGAGTACCATAAAGGATCATCCTTACATGCCATAGCAAAAGAACTTACAAACGCAGGATTTTTAAATGCTAATAATAAACCTAATTGGAATCATGGCTCCGTAGGAAAGATACTTCAAAATATTAAGTACGTAGGGGATGACTTTTATCCTCAGATGATAGAT